TCGTCGCAAAGATGTCGGTAAAGCACCATGTCACCGTCTTGTTGATCGGGTCAACAGCAGCAGACATCTCCTCCAGCTTGCCAGTATCCAGCACAGAGTAGAACCAACGGTCTACCCGCTCAGCACCGATAGGTTTGACTGCCTGACCATCGCAGACAAAGAACCCATCGTCTGACAGGAAGAACGTCATCGACCCGTACTGCACGACAGAACGGGACTCGTAGCAACCTAGCGAACGGGTGAGCGTGTCGAACTGGAAAAATAGCGGAGCGCCGATGTACGTCATCCGTACAATCGAACGCTCCATAAGTACCAACCCAAACTCACCACCAGTCAACCCACGAACCTCGCCACCATCAGGAATGTCCTGCGAATCAGCTTGACTACCTGCACCGGATGTCCAGTCTGTAGCGTCGTTAATATCAGACCACTGCACCCGATTCGGATAGCTTGCCTGCTTGCCAGTGACTACAAAGTCACGAACAGTCGTCACAAACTGAGCAGTCGGAGCGGATGCGTTCAGATCGGCAAAGTTGGACGATGATGCAACCGTCCATGCCTGGAGTTTGTCCAGACCGTTAGCAGCGATCAGCGTCTGACCAAACTGTGTAAACGTCCACTGTGTAGTAGTTGTGTACGCAGACGCAGTGCGCGATACGTCCTGAAGATACTTCAGCGTTGTCGCTGTTCCGCCAGAGGTGTAAGTGCCGAACGCTGTTGAGTTTACCCCGTTCAAACTGAACGAGTTAGCATCGATCACCGTTATGACATACGAGTTGCCGTTTAGCTGCGTCATCCCGCCAACAGATGCAATCGATACCGTCACACCTGTACGGAACCCGTGACCCGTAGCGGTAATCACGCATGGATTGGCGTTAGTCGCTCCGGTAATCGTGGCAATCTTGCTAGGCCAATAGCGGAATAGCTTGTTGCCGCCAGCAGCAATCAGCAGAGTGTCAGCGTTCCACCGTCCGACAGAACAAGTCAGCAGGCTCTCTGTGGCAGAGTTGGAGAAGTCGGCAGCGGATGGCATAGGCCCATAGCCAACACCAACAGGCAGACAGTTCTCTGCCTCCGTTAGCGAGTCAGCAATGCCAGGGCGGTCTGGCGTCCACTGTCCGAAAGTTACTCGCATCTCACGCCCAAGGAAGTGCTGGAGAGACTACCGGAGGATTCTTCTGGTTTTCGATCTGTTGCAAGACTGCCGCTTCAGTGGCGTCCTTGTCAACCCCATTCGCCCAGATCCAGCCGAGCACTTGTTCTTGGGTCAGGCTGGCGTAAGGCGTGAATGACTCAGGATCAGGCGAGGGCAACGAGCAGGTGGCGTAGACGGAGGCTGAGTAGCCGTCCACCGTGTCCGAGCACTGCCAGTGAGCGACGATGCAAACGTCAGACAGATCGCCTTCTGACACTTGGCAGTCAAGACGGGAGATGTTCCAGTTCATTATTTGGCCTCCAGTTGGGCTACACGGGCGCGGAGGGATTGCAGTTCAGCAACGATGTTGGCAATGAACTCGGCAGAGCCATACTCCATCGCTTGCATGACAGGCTTACCATCTGCGTCAACAGCATCTTTGGCACCAAGGACTGTCCCGGGGCTTACTTCTTGCACCTCATGAGCAATAAAGCCAACACCTTTTGAACCATCAGATTTCCAGTTCCAAGTTTTAGGCTTTAGTGCGTCGATGAAACTTCCTGAGTTCTCAAGAGGCTGCGGGTTGTCTTTTAGTCGGTAGTCGGAGGAAGTGTTGTACGCAACCGTAGCGGCTGCGTTACGAGAAACGCTACCAATCTTTGTGCCTGATTCATCAAAAAACCCGATAAACGCCCCGCCAGTTGTTGCGCCGCCATCTTGAATTGCAAGACCATCGCCAGTAATAAACAAACTATTTTGATAGATAGTCTGTCTTGCAGATCCTCGCCGTGTCACTGTGTTAAGCAACAAATCCCCACCGCTGGTGATACGGGCGCGTTCGGAATTGCCATTGGTTGCAAATAACAAGTCCGAAGCTGACCTAATAGCAAACTGACCGGCCCCACCACCAGACACAATCGTACTTGCCTTGCCAATCAACCCTTCATAAGCGCCATCACCAAGAGTCTGGTAAGCGCCAGACACCCGCAATCGAGATCCGTCAGATGTTGTCGTCCCAACCAACAAATTCCCACTAGCATCCAGCGTCATTGCTTGGGTGAAGGTGATCGCGTTGCCTGCGGTGCCGGAGGGGGCGGTGTACCAGCGGTGTTGACTGTCGATTTGCTGGTAATAGCTGGCAAAATCAGAGTTTAGATATATGTACTGACCGCTGGAGTTCTCAAAAAAGTTGTGACCCAGGTACATTGAGTTGCCGTTTTCGTCGTACAACGAAACACGGTTTACTTGCAAAACCCTGTCAGTGCTTCTCCACGCACTAGGCGTCACCCCCAGACCGAGGTTGCCGGAGGCGTCGAGACGCATGCGTTCAACGCTGGCCGTCTTAAAGACTACCGATGATGTACCCGTAATCCCGATTGCGTTTGACTCGCTATACTCAATAGTCCCTGCTGTTCCTACGCCAGATCTAATGAGCCGGATAAAGTCTCTGCCTGAAGCTGGATTGTCTGCGGTTGTGATGCCGACAACAGCACCGGATGCACCAGTTCCACCAGACACATCTAAGTTGTACGCAGGCGTAGTCGCTCCAACCCCAACATTACCAGTTGCCGTTACAACAAACGGCGTAGCGTCCGGGTTGGCGCTATCCTCCACCACCAGCGCGTTGCCAGTTCCCGTCTGCGTGATCCGCAGAGCGTCGGTTGTGGCGTTCACCACCATGACATAGCTGTCGCCGGCTTGTGCGGCTTGGATCTGCGGGACAACTGTATTGAGCAAAAGCGCCTGATAGACAGCCATGATTTACCTCAAATCGGATAGTATTCTGTTCCGTCACTCGTCTTGACGGATGACGCAACCGTGTAGTCAACCCCTGACCCATCCCTAACAGGTAGGCCAATCGTGTACTCCGTCCCAGCACTGTCGTCCACAATGAACGGAGCACCAGGAACCGGTACATAACCCCCGAGTGATCGCAGGTTCGGGAGCTTTAGGTTAAGACCGAGCAACATTACAGCAGTCCAACGATGTTGCTTGCAGTCGTATTGGTTGACCAAACCCGTCGAGCCATCACCGGCAGGATGACGCCAGCAGGGACGTTGTAGAAGATCACGCTTCCACCACCGGTATCGTTGATCCGCACGTTACCCGATCCGCCGATGTAGAGCGCACGAACAGGTGCAACCAGATCAGAGTCGGATGGAGTGATAGCAATGCAGTTAACAGCGCAGCTATCAGGAGTTGTTGAGAATGGAGCAGCCATGTCTACACCCACACATTAGACGAAGTTGATGAATCTTGCCACAAATTGCTGGAACATATAAACCCTGTCCCACTACTGTCCCTTACTTCCAAACTTACAACGTACCCAACAGCAGCACTTGATAACACTGTCAGCGAACACTGGTAGTCAACGCCGCTAGAATCTCTTACGAGAAAACTGTTATCCGTTGACTTGGTAACCCACTGGTTTGCATCCGCCCTTATCTCTGACCAGCCGCCCGTTGCTGCAATACCAATACCGCTGAACGGAGCCTCTGAAAATGATGACAGACCAAACATCAGAACGTCACTTCCGTTGTCTCAATCCTGCAAACCCACCTGATCGTCGTTGACGCTTGACCTGTAACCGTCACAGCCAAGCCACCGTTTGTCGTATCAGCAGACAGAGCCACCGTCCAGGTAGACGCTCCAGCGTCACCGTATGGGCTTGTAACCGTCGATCCCGTCAGCGTTGTAGACGCAGCGTTTGCGCCACGCTTGATCTGTCCGTCAAACGTCCATGACTTCGTGTTGCCGCCACCGGTAACGTTTGCAATGACAGTGCCACGGAAGTAGAACGCACTGTTATTCGGCAGGATGATCTGGTTGGTTGTATCAGCGGCAGCGGACGTTGATCTCAGAACGACAGACGTTCCGTTGGTTGTCTGCCTACCGAGAATCAACAACCCACCCTGAGATGCACCAGCAGAAACTGCTATTGGCGCAATACAAGCCGGGAAAGCGTGATACCCAGAGACACCCCTAGTTGTTCCGTATGCGCCACCAATAACCGCAGAATATGTTGA